TCTCGCTGGATAGCCAGCGCCTCTGCCGCCGTGCTGCCGCCACTGCGGTACGACTTTGACCAACTGCCTACACTCTCGCTCTGCACCTCTGCGCCCTCGCTCTGGCTTGCGCCGCTTAGTGCGGCTTTCTGCGCCGCCTCAATAAGCGCATACTGTTCAGCCAGTGCGCAACAGGCTTTTTTAACTGCGGTAAGGTCGGAATTGGCCTCTGCGCCGCCCTCGGTGTAGTAGTCGAGGAAATCAGAGGCTTTGGAGGCAAGGCGGGGGAAATCATCACTTGTTAACCCCTTGCCGAAATAAACGTCTGTGTAATAGGCGTAATCCGCATAACTCATGCCTCTGCCTCCTTTATGGCCTCGATAATCTTAGCCTTAGTCATGGAGCTACTTACTCCGGTAATCCCGGCGCTCTCGGCATACTCCAAAAGCTGTGCTTTGGTCATGCTTTCGAGCGCCGTATCATCGTCAGCAAGTAGCGTTATGCGTTTTTTGGAGCGTATACAGCAAACGGGCAACGCTTACTCTCGTCAGGCTGGAAGGCGTTGATGGGGTTGGGAATTTCCCAGCCCAGACGCATGACAGCACGGAGGGCAACCATGTCCTGCTGTGCGAGGGAGTAGACAATCTCCTTGGTATCGGGGTCTATAATGGTGGCCTGGTCAAGAACCTTATAGGTCACATCCTGCCGGATAGAGTAGACAAGCTGAGAGAAGTCGCCCACAATCAGGTGCGCCTTATCTGCGTCAAATGCGCCGTTAAGAGGGAAGGTCATAGGTACGCCGTCAAGGGCATACTGAGTGCTGCCCTGCATGTCGGTCTTAAAGAGGGGTCTGCCGTCGTTGTCCTTAAGGCCACGGAGGATAGCACGAACCTTTACAGCGCCCATTGCGCCGGACGGCATAAAGCCGCTTTCCTCGACCTTGGAAATAACGCCGTCAACGCCCAGAAGGTCGGCGTAGGTGTCATCAGTAGCGGTAACGATAGCGCCAGCGTCGGAGGCGGTGTCATATACGCTCTTTCTCCAAGAGGTGGGCTTAGAGCCGCCAAAGAGGATAGCGTCGTCAATCTTAGCGCCGAAAGCCTCTACAAGACGGGGGCGAACCTCACCCCAAATGTCGTAGTTAGCGTCATCCAGAACGGCTTCGGGAATGGGAACGATAACGGCAAGTTCCTCGGCATAGATTTTCTTTTTATCCCATGCCATCTTAGTGGTCTGCTTTACGCCGTTGTCACCGTCTACCCAGTAGGCCATGGGAAGCATGTCAAGCACGTTCATGGTCTGGGTTTTGGAAGTCATGTTGGGGAGCTTTCTGCCCATTGCAAGGACAGCGCTGCCCTGAGTTACGCCCTGTATAATTTCCTGTGTTACCGGCTCCGGGATAAGGCCGGAGAGGTCAGTTCTGTTAATGATGTTTGTAGCCATTTAATTCATCCTTTCATCGGATAGCGCCCCGGAGGATGCTATTCATCGTTTGATTTGTAGTCGGTGTGCCATTATTGCCGCCAGCAGGAGCGGTAAAGTCTACACGGACAGTGCCGGGCTTCTTATCTTTTAGGAATTCCTCTGCCGCCTGTTCAAAAGTCACTTTATCGGTGACGTTCTTGGAAATCTTGAAAACGTAATAATCTACGTCCTCGGCGGGGATGCCCTTATCAATCAGAAGGCGCTCACGTTCAAGCTGTGTAAGCTTGTTATTCGCCTCCTGAAGCTGTGCCGTTGCCGTGTCTCGCTCTCTGGTCAAGGTGTTGACCGTGCTGGTGTTGTTCTGCTGTGTGGTCTGCCAATTTCTAAAAGCTGTTAATTCTTCCTCGGAGGGAAGACCCTTCGTTGCCTTGGCTGTTGCCTTTGCCTTTTCACGGGCGATAAGAGCGTCAACCTGTGCCTGAGTGAAGGTAGCCTCGCCGCCATCCGGCGTTGTGGTGGTCTGCTGAGTGTTATTTTCTTCTGCCATTTTTTAACCTCCGTTTAGTTGCTCCGTCGAGCCCGTTTAACGCCCGTCGGCGTAAAAAAAAGAGCCAACTTGCATTTAACAAGTCGGCTCCGATTGCCCTTGCTCAACTCCAATTAGTTAAGCGCTGTGTTTTATTGTCTTTTTGACTTCCAAAACGATGTAGCCACTGCCTTTACGCCGTATCTCCACATCGTTTCCTCGTCGGATTATCGCCTCGATGGTCTCAATCGTCTTACTATCCAACCTTTGACCTCACTTTATCGCTGACGTACAGAACATTTGTTCTATTGGTCTGCTTTGTAAGTCCTGCCGCCTTGGTAAACTCGGTATACTGAGCATTGAGCGCCTTTGTCCTCGCTCTGTAAGCGTCGGCGTAGTCATCCCGCCCGGCCTCTCGGTAAGCTCTGGTGTATTCCTTACTTTTCCGCAAAGCCGTTTCAATCTGCCGCATCTTCTGTGTGGCCTGATACCGGGTGTAAGTTTTGCCCTGATATTCAAAAGGCGGCGGATCTATGTTTTTGAGTTCTTCATCTGTGTAAGTGCGTTCCGATACGCCGGGGATAAAGGCGTAATAGTGGTGACGGCAATTCCATCCACATAGGCCGTCGCCATCTCCATAGCCCGTTTTCTCAATAAAATCCTCATATAGCCCCAACGGGTCTTTTTCGCCGTTTTCACTCCAATAATACACCTTGCCTTGCCACTCTTTATGGTTTTCAATGCCGTCGCCCTGGTCTCTCGCTCCTGAATGGGCTGTAACCTCCACATACCGGGTGTTGAGCGTGTCCATAAGCACCTTGCCATACTGCCCGGACATTGCGGAAACGCCGGACATTACAGCACGTCGAGCGGCTACATCCGCTCTGTTGTGCCATCCACTCTGGTAGTCCACGGTCTGCAAGCCGCTGTCTACAAGCTTTTTGACCGCTGACCGGATAACCGTATTGTAATCAAATGCGCCGGATTGCACTTGCATCTCTGCATCGTCCAATATGCGCTGGTAGGTCTTGCCAATATCTGAGACGGTAACAGTCCCAGTAACCGGGTCACGCATCGCAAAACCCATAGACTGAGTTATATTTGTCATCTCTCCCAGAGTTTGCGCCTTTATGGCCTCTATCTCGGTTTGGAGCGCTTCGAGGTCTGAGGCCTCAACGGCAATATCCGCTTTGGTAATGGCATAGTCAAAATATAATTGATTGCGCTCCACTGCCGCCGCCCACGTCTCGTCTAATTCCTGCTGAGACGTGTTTAATGTGGCTGTAATGCGCTTTTCAATCTCGGATAGGTTAAGACCTCGCCGCTGTAAAACGTGCATCTGCTCGATAGCAGAGGCGTTTAAATCGCCCGATGCTTTAAAGCGGCTGCATATGTCGGCTATAATATCTTCTTCCAACCTCTGGTATGTCTTTGCTATGGGGTCGGGGATGGAGGAAAGAAATTCCGGTGTTATGGGATATTTCATGTTTCACTCACTAAGTCATCCATCTGAGGCAATGCCGCCCTTGCTGTGGCTTCATCCTCATTCATGTACTTCATCCTTATCTCGTAAGCGTTCATTATGCCCGCTGAGAGAAGCTGCATATCCCGGCTAAACTCGGCCTGTTTATCCTCAATGATGCTGTCATCAAAGTCAACGCTTATCTCAACATCTTCATCGAGGCCTAAACCCATGTAGAGGTTGCCGCATCTAAGCAATATCCGGCAAAGCTCTATAAGCACGGCTTCAAGCACCTTTTCATGCTTTTTAAGCGTCTCGAACATGTCCGAATGTTCTGAGACAACCTGTGTTGCCGTGGCGATACTGCCGTTGTCAAACTTATAATGGTTATTGCCAAACCCGCACTTGGAGGATAAGGCGTTTAACATGTCCTGTAATCCGGCGTTATGCTCCGTAGTTCTGAGCGTCATGTCAATGGGGGTAATGATGCTATCCTCTGCGCCGTCTTCTGGAAGAACATAGTAAACGGTGTCGTTTACGTCAAATAGCAACTCGCCATCCTTGACGTTTACAGCGCCGGGTTTTACCATGATGCGCTTTTTGCCCAGTACAAACTCGTTGATGTAACTATCGTAAGCAATATCAACGCCCTTTAGCTGGTCAATGGCGTTTGCAAATGCCGGGATGCCCATAGGGATTGTCGGGTCTATGTTGTTGACGATGTTGAGGCGGTCAATAACAAACAACGGCTTGTTTGAGCCTGTTTTAACCGTGCGAGGCACGTTTTCAAAGCCGGGTACGCTTGATAATTCAACCTCGGTCTCTGCGCCGTTTGTGGTGCGATATATGGCGTTCTCAATGACGTAGTTGCCATCTGCGCCTATGGTGTGTATCTGCAAATAACAATAGGTGTGCTTTTGAATTGCCATCTCGGAGGCAAAAGCGCACTCTCTGACAATGCCGTTATCCCATGAAAGAGGGTAGATGTTAGGAGCGATAACATAGTCCAGCTTAATCACGCCGCCGCCGACAAGCTCCCCGGTGTCCTCTAACACGTTTGCCCCGGTCACTCGCACAACATATGCCGCCGTGCCTAATCCGGCTTTAAGCTCCTGCATCTCACTGGCCTTTACGCCAAAATTGTTGTCGGTAAAGATGCCGTCAATAAATTCCTGCTCTGCCTCGCCCTCTAAGGTAATAGCGCATTTTTCATTAAGA